GGTTTTGCTTTTCCTTATCGCGAAAGAGTTATGGAGTGGAATGGTAACTTAGTTCATAGATCAGAATATGAAAGAAAGCATCCACAACTTACACCTAGAAAACCACCTTTTGAACCACAAGCTTTATATCAGCCTAGACCACAAGAAATAGATGATAACAGAAAATTTATTGTTTATACTAATACTGATAAAGGCATATTAGGTACAGAACTTTCAAGTTTTAGTGCTACGACTTCATTAGGAACTGTAACAGTGAGCGTATCATGAGCTTTACATTAACTACATTAAAACAATCTGTTCAAGACTGGACAGAAAATGATGAGTCTACTTTTGTAAATGAGTTAGATTTTTTTATTAAAAACGCAGAAGAACGCATTTTTAAAACGGTTGACCTTGATTATTTTAGAAAAAATGTTGAAGGAACAGCTACTTCTGGTAATAAATTTTTACAAAAACCAGAGGATTACATGGCTACTTTTTCATTATCTCTTATTAGTAGTGGTAGTAATATTTTTCTATTACAAAAAGATGTTAACTTTATACAAGAGTTTCACCCAGATCCTACAGTAACTGGCACACCTAAATATTATGCACAGTTTGATGTAAACAATTTTATATTAGCACCCACTCCAAATGCAGATTTTGCAGTAGAATTACATTACTATTATAGACCAGCTTCTCTTACTACAGATGATAGTGGAACGACATGGATTAGTACAAATGCCCCAGATGCTTTACTATATGGTACATTAGTAGAGGCATACACTTTTATGAAAGGGGAACAAGATTTGTTGACTTTATACAACGGTAGATATTTAGAGTCTATCGCACGATTAAAGAACTATGCAGAAGGTAGAAATTATTCTGATTCTTATCGAGAAGGTTTGGTTAGACAAAGACAAACATGAGTAAAATTAAGAGCGTAGCTATTGTCGGTTTAGGCAATACCTGTAGTGAATATATTCTTGCTTCTATAAGAAGTGAGAAGTTTGATGAAACATGGGCTATAAACTCTATGTCGGGTGTAATATTTCATGATAAGTGTTTTATGATGGATCCACCATCTAGGTTTTTAGATACACCAAATGCTGGAAAACAAACAAACATAATGGCTGAAAGGCTGACTACTAAATTAGACGTCCCTATATTTTCTTGCACTCTAGATAAAAGATGCCCAGACGTTGTTGAGTACCCATTACAAGAAGTTATACAAAAAACTGGATACGCTTATTTTAATAATACTGTTCCGTATGCCATTGCTTACGCTATATCACAAGGAGTAACAAATTTACATTTGTATGGTCTTGATTATACACATAAAGCTATAAATTTTGCTGAGGCTGGGAAAGCTTGTTGTGAATTTTGGTTAGCGATAGCAATATCAAAAAAGATTAAAATACATATAGCTCACAGTTCCTCTTTGCTTGATATGAACATACCTGATGACCAAAAATTGTATGGATACCATAGACTTGATGACCCTCTTGTAACAACAACAACACAAGGTGAAATGTTAATAACTAGAAAATCCAAGTTAGAACCGCCAGAGCCTTTGGATGCTTCACCTAATATTATAGGAAGAGATGATCTTCCCGGGATAACTTATGAGGAGAATAAAAATGTTTAATGTAAATGTTTCTGAAGTCGGTAGTGTTAATGTTCATACTTCACATGATGGAGGGTTAACTAATGAGCAAGTAGCCGATTTATGTGTAGATAAGATAGTTACAATATCAGATCAAGCACCACCACATATTAGACAACAAGCTAAACAATTTAGGGAGCATCTTAAAAAAGTAGTATACAATTATTTACTCTTGGCAAGGAGAGAAGAACGAGCTAGTATAGTTCACATATTAAGATCTAATGGTCAAAAGGAAATGGCTGAATATATAAGGAGACTCTAATATGGCTATAGCACAAGCAATGTGTAATTCTTTCAAAAAAGAGTTGTTGGAGGGGGTACACAATTTTAAAAATTCTGGTGGTAATGATTTTAAATTAGCACTTTTTGCAGAAGGAACTGGAGCAAAATCGTCTACAACTGCTACTTTAGGTTTTGGAACAACTGCACTTGTTACAACTGGCGAAGTAACTTCTAGTGGTTCGTATACAACTGGTGGAGCTAGTTTAACAAGGGTAGATCCATCTGTTGCTACTTCTACTTCTACTGCAACTGCTTTTACTGATTTTGCTGATTTAAGTTTTACAACTGCAACAATTACTGCAATGGGAGCTTTAATTTATAATAGTTCTGCTTCTAACAAAGCAGTATGTGTATTAGATTTTACATCTAACAAAACGTCTACATCTGGAACTTTTACAATACAGTTCCCTACTGCTGACGCTTCAAATGCTATAATTCGTATAGCGTAAGGTAAACCCTTATGGCTAACGCTTGGGGAGCAGGAACTTGGGGTTCTGGTGGCTGGGGTGGCATTGATAATGTTTCTTTTGCAGTTACTGGACTCGAAAGTACAGGTGCAATAGGAGATGCTCTAGGCGGAGGTGGAGCTTTAGTCACTGAAACTGGTCTTACTGGATCAGTAAATATTGGTGATGAAGCAGTCACTGGAACAGCAGTAATATCTGTAACTGGTGTAGTTGGCACTGGTTCTATTGGCACTAGTACAGTTATAGAAAATACTGGAGCACCAGTTACAACAGTCGTTGGAACAACGGCAGTCGGCTCTGTAACTATAAAAGGAGCATCAAATTTATCAGTAACAACAAATGTTGGAACTACTGCTGTGGGAACAGTTGTAGTTGGTGCGGGAGCTGGAGCCTCCGTAACCACGAATGTTGGTACTGGATCTGTTGGCACATTAGGAATGACTGGTGGTGCTACAGTTTCTCCAACTACTGTTGCTGGAACTGGATCTATAGGCACAGCAGTAATTTTAGGTGATTGTAATTTTTCTACTACTGGTAACGCAGGGACTATTTCTGTAGGAACACTTGCAATATCAGCTAATTCTGTGGTATCTTTAACGGGAGTTAGTGTAACTGGTTTTGTTGGTGTAGAAAATGTATATGGGTTAATAGAACCAGATCAAGTAGCTAATTGGATTGAAAGGGTAGCATAATGCCAGAATATACTAATAATTTAAGGTTGAAAGAAATAGCCACTGGTGATGAATCAGGCACATGGGGTACTTCAACTAATACAAATTTAGAACTAATTGGTGAGGCATTAGGGTTTGGCACAGAAGCTATAACAACAAATGCTGACACTCATGCAACAACGATAGCAGATGGATCAACTGATGCTGGAAGAGCTATGTACATTAAATATACTGGTACATTAGACTCAGCTTGTACTATTACCATAACCCCTAACACGATGAAACGTGTTCACATAATTGAAAATGGCACAAGTGGTTCACAAAATATAATTATATCACAAGGGTCTGGTGCAAACGTAACCATAGGTCCTGGAGATGCAAAGGTGGTATATTTAGATGGTGCAGGAAGTGGAGCCGCTGTTGCAGATGCTTTTGCTTCTTTATCAGTAGTAGATCTTAAAGTCGGTGATGACTTAAGTTTAAATTCAGACTCTGCTGTTTTAAATATAGGTGCAGACGATGATTTACAAATTACACATGACGGTTCTAATGGAACTATTACAAACGGCACTGGTGACTTAACACTTGATGTAGCTGGAGATATTACATTAGATGCAGATGGTGGAGATATATTATTCAAAGATGGTGGCACTACCATTGGAGAGTTAAAAAATAATTCAAATTTTTTTAGAATTAAAAGTGCTGTTAACAATCAAGATATGGAATTTGTAGGAGTTGATGACACAAGTGATGTTGTTGCTTTAAGACTTGATATGTCAGATGCTGGAACGGCGGCGTTTAACCACGATGCTACTTTTCTGGATAATGCTCAAATAAAATTAGGTGCAGGAACAGATATGACACTAACAAGTGATGGTACAAATGGAACTATTGCAACTCCTAATGGCGACTTTTCTGTTGATTCAGCAGGAGAAATAATACTTGATTCTGATGATGGTGTTATTCGTTTTAAAGATGCTGGTACACAAATAGGTAATATTGCAAATAATTCATCTAGTTTTCATATCAACGTATCAGTTTCAGATAAAGACTTTGTTGTTAATGGTAATGATGGTGGCTCAACAATAACTGCTCTTACACTTGATATGTCTAGTGCAGGAGCGGCGACTTTTAATAATGATGTGACTGCTTTTTCAGATAAAAGATTAAAGACTGACATCTCTAATATAGAAAACGGAATTGAAAAAGTAATGCAGATGCAAGGTGTTCACTATAAAAGAAATGATGTTGAAGATGCAAAACCACAAATAGGTGTGTTGGCACAAGATATGGAAGCTATTGTTCCAGAGGTCGTGTTAACCGCCGATGATGAAATGCAAACTAAATCAGTAGATTATGGTAAACTTACGGCAGTGTTGATTGAAGCTATTAAAGATTTAAAAGCAGAAATTGATGAATTAAAAAAGGGGTAAATTATGACGTTACCTACTGGAGCCATATCACTTTCTCAAGTCAATACAGAATTAAGTATATCTCCTTCATCAACTCAAATAAATATGGGAGCAACTGCTGTTAGAACATTAGCAGGACAACCCTCTGGTGCTATTGCAATGTCTGATTTGCAAGGTAAAAGTAACGCACAGTTTGTATCTGCAAGTGGTGGGAGTATTACCACATCTGGAGATTTTAAAATACATACCTTTACAAGTTCAGGAACTTTTACAGTTTCGAATGGTGGTAATTCTGCTGGAAGTAACACTGTTGATTTTTTAGTCGTTGGCGGAGGTGCTGGTGGTGGCGGAGGTCAAGGTGGTGGTGGCGGAGGTGCTGGTGGTCACCGAGTATCCTTTCCTAATCCTGCAACTGGAGGTCACCCAGTTTCAGCACAAGCTTACCCAATAACTGTTGGGGGTGGAGGCAGTAATCAAACTAGTGCTGGTAATGGTGGTAGTGGTGGTAACTCTGTTTTTGATTCCATAACTTCTACTGGTGGAGGCTTCGGTGGAGGTGGTGGCGGAGCAGGTGATAGAAATACTGGCGGACCTGGAGGATCGGGTGGAGGCGGTGGAGGTCGAGAAGGCACTTCTGGTGGCTCTGGTACTTCAGGACAAGGAAATAGTGGTGGTAATGCTAGACCACCTTCATCACCACCAAGCACTCCATCAACAAGAGATGCTGGTGGAGGCGGTGGAGGAGCTGGAGCCGCTGGAAGCAATGCTTCAAGTCCAAGCGGATCATCAGGTGGAAATGGTGGAAATGGAACAGCTACTTCTATAAATGGTTCATCTACAACAAGAGCTGGAGGTGGTGGAGGTGGTAATGATTCAGCACCTCGTGGAGGTTCTGGAGGCTCTGGTGGTGGAGGTGCTAACAGAAGCAATGGTAGTGGTAACACTGGAGGTGGAGGAGGTGGAGCGGCAAGTACGCCAGATGGTCTAAGTTCTGGTAGTGGTGGCTCTGGTATAGTTATTATAAGGTATAAGTTTCAATAGGTTGTATATGGCACATTTTGCTAAATTAGATAATAACAATGTAGTTTTAAATGTAGAAGTCGTTGCTGATAAAGATTGTCAAGATTCAAATGGTAATGAAAGCGATGCAATAGGACAAGCTTTTTTACAAAATGTTCATGGTGTAACAAATACTTACAAACGCACATCATATAATACTCGTGGTGGTAAACACTATATTGATAGACAAACATTATCAGATACTCAAGAAAAAGCCTTTAGAAAAAACTATGCTACAATCGGTGGGACATATGATCCTATTAGAGATGCTTTTATAGACCCAAAAAATTACGAATCTTGGACTTTAAATGAAACAACTTGTTTATGGGATCCACCAGTAGCCATACCTAGCAATAAAAAATATACAAATAGTGAAGGTGTTGAATTTAATTATGAACTTGATTGGGATGAGGATAATTTAAGGTGGCTTGGTTATGAAAGAGAAGAACCCTATACAGTTCATATATGGAATCCAGATAATTCACAATGGGTAAGCACTTAAAAATAAAATTAATTAAGATAACAAAATGCAATTAAATAATTATTTCTGGGTATTTGAAAACGCTGTTCCTCATAGAATATGTGATTATATTTTAGCACATGGTAAATCTCAAAAAGAAAAACTTGCAACAGTGTCTAATGTTGATAATTTATCAAGTGATAAAGATGTAGAAGAATTAAAAAAGAAAAGAAACTCTCAAGTTGTTTGGCTAAATCATCCTTGGATATATCGTGAGATACATTATTGGTTGAACACAGCTAATGCAAATGCTGGATGGAATTTTCAATGGACTTCAAGTGAGTCTTGTCAATTTACAAAATATTCTGGTGATGAAAAGCAACATTATGATTGGCATACTGATTCTGCAACAATACCAAATGAATTTGGATTAGTTAGAAAACTATCTATGTCTATAGCTTTAGTTGATGGAACAGAATACGAGGGGGGAGACTTTGAAGTAAATAATTTATCGCCTAAAAAGAATACTATAAATAACATAAAAACTTTGAAACAAAAAGGGTCTGTTGTCGTTTTTCCATCTTTTGTGTGGCATAGGGTAACTCCAGTTACAAAAGGTACAAGATATAGTCTAGTCAGTTGGCATTTAGGGAGTCCACATACATGAGTTTTGCTAAAAATAAATACAAAGTTGTTAGAAGTGCAATATCGAAAGAATTAGCTAGTTTTTGTTATAGTTATATTTTAAACAAAGACAGAACTACACAATACTTATTTCAAAATAATTTAATTTCACAACATGACACTACATTTGGAGAATACAACCAAAGTCAAATACCCAACACTTATTGTTGTTATGGTGATATTGCTATGGAAACATTATTAGAAAGAGTGTTACCAGTCATGTTGAAAGAAACTAATTTAGATTTAGTTCCAACATACAGCTACGTTAGATTATATAGATATGGCGATATTTTACCAAGACACAAAGATAGACCAAGTTGTGAAATATCTTGTACTTTGAATTTAGGTGGCGATGAATGGGATATTTTTCTTGACCCGACAAAAGGAGAGGGTAACGATGGCATCAAAGTTAATTTAAAAAGTGGCGATATGTTAGTTTATCGAGGTTGTGATTTAGAACATTGGAGAGAACAATTTGAAGGAAATAACTGTTGTCAGGTTTTTCTACATTACAATGATAAAAAGGGGGATTTTGCAGATGAAAACATATTTGATAGAAGACCTTTTTTGGGTTTGCCAAGTTTTTGTCAAAAGAATTAATTTTTGAAAAATATAAATTTATAGTTAGTAGACCATATAAACCCTCTAATTATGAAGGGCTTGAAATGTTTTATGATAAAAATACTTTTATAAAACTGGACAAAAACCAAGATATAACCTTATCTGGGGGTAAAATTTATTTAATTATTAAAAAGCCACATGGACTTAAAGAAGGTTCTTTTAACATAGAAAAAGATACTCAGTTCTATAATTTAACAAACTCAAGCCTTTATTGTGTTTTGTCAGATTGTGTTGTTTACAAAGAAGAAATAGAAAATAAATTATTTGTAAAAAACGGAGTATCACAAGATGAATTATTATAAATGATAGATAGATTTTTTCCAACGCTTATAGGTTTTTATGATAACCCACACCATGATTTGATTGAAAAAAAGGTTGTTAATAGATGTTACGAATTAGAAAATGCAACAAAAAAAGGTGGAGAAAACTGGTTGGCTAAAACAACTTATAACACAATAGGTACTTATAATATTTGGACTGATAATAAATTTAAACCCATTAATGATTTTGTTTTAGAAAGTATTAAAGAATATTTAAACGAGTGTAGAATTAAACAGTCATGTTTAAACACACATTGTTATGACGCTTGGTTTAACGTATATAAAAAAGGAGATTATCAAGAATATCATCATCATGGGGGTAGTTTGATTAGTGCTGTTTATTTTTTAAAGACTAATACAACATCTGCTAAAATTTATTTTAAAAGCCCTTTAGTAGATATGATATCTCCAGAGTATGATGAATATAACCCTGACAATTATCAAAGAGTCTATTATGAACCTAGACCTGGATTGTTATTAGTTTTTAGAAGTTATCTTGAACATAGTGTTGAAAAACAAGTAGACGATGCTGTAAGGATAAGTTTAGCTTATAACTTTCAAAAAAATAATTTATGATATACTAATAATTTAGTATATTATGTTTGAGGAGTAAGATTATGCCTTTAACTAGTTTGAAATTTAGACCAGGAATCAACAGAGAAATAACATCTTACTCTAATGAGGGTGGGTTTTTTGATTGTGAAAAAGTCAGGTTTTATACTCAGTTTCCAGAAAAAATCGGTGGTTGGGTAAAATATTCTGACAATACTTATTTAGGTACAGCTAGAGCATTACATAATTGGTTAGCTCTTGATGGCTCTAATTATATGGGTATAGGAACACATCTTAAATATTATATTGAAGAGGGTGGTGTTTTTAATGATGTAACTCCTATAAGAAAAACATCAACTAATAGTATTACTTTTTCAGCTTCTGATGGTTCAGCAGAATTAACAGTTACAGATTCTAGTCATGGTGCAATAGCAAATGATTTTGTTACAATATCTGGTGCTGTCAGTTTGGGTGGTAATATTACAGCAACAATACTTAATGCCGAACATCAAATAACTTCTATTGTAAATGCTAATTCTTATAAAATTACGGTAAGTGCGACAGCTAATTCTTCTGACACTGGTAATGGTGGTTCTGGTGTTGACGGTGTGTATCAAATAAATGTTGGATTAGATACAACAGTAGGTGGTAATGGTTGGGGTGCTGGAGGTTATGGTGGTGTAAATGCTGATCTGTCTACATTTGGTTGGGGTGATCCGGCGAGTAGTGGAACAACTGCTGAAATAAGATTATGGACGCATGATAATTTTGGTGAGGATTTATTAATTAACCCAAGAGATGGTGCTATTTTTTACTGGGATGAATCAAATGGCACTGGCTCAAGAGCAGTTTTACTTTCTAGTTTAAGTGGTGCTAGTGATGTACCTACAATAGCAAAACAAGTTTTAGTGTCTGATATTGATAGACATATCGTAGTATTTGGTGCAAATACTATTGGCACTACCACACAAGACCCTCTACTTATAAGGTTTGGATCACAAGAATCACTAACAAATTTTACACCTGATACCACAAACACAGCAGGTGATTTAAGACTTAGTAGTGGTTCTACTTTTATACAAGCCGTAGAAACTAAACAACAAATACTGGTTTTTACAGATAGAAGTTTATTTAGTATGCGATTTATAGGTCCACCATTTACTTTTGGTTTACAAGAACTTTCTAAAAATATATCAATCATGAGTCCTAAATCTGCTGTAGCTGTAGATGACATAGTTTTTTGGATGGGAAAAGATAATTTTTATATTTATACTGGTAGAGCACAACAAATAGCTTGCACTGTAAAAGATAAAGTTTTTTTAGATTTTAATTTTTCTCAAGGTGAAAAGGTCGTTGCAGGAGTAAACTCACAATGGAGTGAAATTTGGTGGTTTTATCCTTCAGCAAATAGTGAAGAAAATAACAAATATGTAATATATAATTATGCAAATCAAACATGGTACTATGGAACACTTGCTAGAACAGCGTGGCATGATAGAGGCATACGAAGATTTCCAATAGGAGCTGGATCACAAGTTTTATTTAATCATGAAAGTGGTAACGATGATGATGGTTCAGCTATGACTGCATCAATAGAATCAAGTCAGATTGATATTGGTGATGGTTATAATTTTACTTTTATAAAACAATTAATCCCAGATATAACATTTGATGGCTCTACTTCTTCTACTGGTAATCCTACTGCAAACTTTACGCTACAAGCTAGGAATGGTCCAGGAAGTACTTACGACAATACCTCTAGTGGTTCTACAGCAAGAACAGCAACCTCACCAGTGGAACAATTTACAGACACCTTAAATCTTAGAATAAGAGGTCGATCTTTTAATATGAAATTAGAGTCTACAGAGCAAGGTGTAGCTTGGAAATTAGGCACACCAAGAGTGGATATTAGACCAGATGGACGTAAATAATGTCAAGAAATTTAGTACCACCTAGATTACCACAACCAAACGGTGAGCTAACTCTCGATTATATGAATGATTTAATCACCTCTCTTGATTTATTTATTCAACAACAAACAAATCCAGGAGAGGGTAGAAACACAAAATTAGTTTTTACAGCATTACCTACGAGTGATGTTGGTTTAGAACAAGGAACCTTGTACAGAGTTGGAAATGATGTTAAAGTATCTTTGTTGAATATCGCAGGAGTTGATGGTAATAGTTTAACTATGTCATTAGGTTCTGTAACAGTTTCAGTTTCATAACTGACTGCACACTTGTATAAAAGTTTTTTATCTGTTAAGATGGTGATATGAGTATTGCAAGTCTTTCATATGATGTAACAAATGCCAATCCAATAGGTTTAGCTACTTTAGAAAATGCTTCTAAAATGTTAGCTGACTTTGGTCGTAATGGTGATACCTATGTAGTTCACGCTAAAGAGGGCGAAACTGTTATACCTATGGAAGTATTGGATAATAATCCAAGACTCAAGGATATGTTATTTCAACAAATGCGTGATTTGGACTTAGATCCATACCGTTATATTGTTGGTAATGAGTTAAATTCTATAAACCCTGATACTGGTCAGCCCGAGTTTTTTATAAAAAAACTATTTAAGGGTTTGAAAAAAATAGTCAAAAAGGTTGCACCTGTTGTGCTTCCAATCGCCGCTCCGTTTTTATTACCTACTATGCCTTTGTTTTTATCAACTGGTATAGGCACATTAGCTGGAGGTTTAGTTGGTGGTCAAAAACCACAAGATGCTTTGCGTAATGCTATTATATCAGGTGGTCTAGCTGGATTAGGTAATATGGCATTTGGTCAAGGTGGTTTTACTGGTAGTGCTATAGATGCTGGGATAGCGAGTGCTCCACAACCAACAGTCAAAGGAGGGCTTATTGAAAAAGGTTTCCCAACTGGTATAAAACAAGACACTGGCATATTATCAACAATTAAAAAAGGTGCTGGAGATGCAGTAGACTCAGTAAGTAGTTTTTATGATAAATATATATCACCAAGCCGTCCAGGAATACAACCAACTAATGAAGCTATTATGAAGTCTGCTAAAGAAACAGCTGAAGCAAAGATAAAATCTGCGACTGATTTAGGTATAAATTTAACCAAAGATAAAAAACAAGACATACTTTTGAAAGCTTTTGAGTCAGCAGAAAAAAACTTAGCCCCTAGTGCTTTTAAAAAGTTTGGTCCAATAGGTGGTTTAACTGCATTAGGTTTATACGGATTAGATAAATCAGGTCTACCAATATTTACCGTGCCAGAAGAAGAAATGGGTCCAGGAATGCCAACTGGTCTAGATTTATTAAACATGGATCCTGATAGGTTTACGTTTACAA